TCTCGACGGTGGCACGGAGGTCATCGCGTTCGGCGGTGAGGCCCGAGAGGGCAGCCGAGGCTTCGAGCAATTGTTCTTCGATGGTCATCTTGAGTTTGCGGGAGTTGGAAACTTAGAAGGACCGCAGGGCTTCGGAGAAGGAGTCAGCCAGACCCGTCACCAGTCCCTGGGCGGCGGCCTGCTTGCCGGAGAAGGTCTGGCCTTCCATGGCTTCGGCCTTGACCATCTTGCGCTTCATCAGGACGGCGGCTTTAAACTCGGAGTGGATTTCGTCCACGCTCTCTTGGAGGTTCGCCATCTGGCCTTCGTCGAGGGTTGTGCCTTCGATGCCGGCGCCCTTGTATTTGCCGGACTTAATGACGACCATCTTGATGCCCGCCATTTTAGCGGCTTCGGAATAGTCAGGGACGGCGAGATAGACGCCGATGCTGCCGATCGTGGCAGACTTCGAGGACATTACCCGGTCAGCGGCGGAGGCGACCCAGTAGGCAGCGGACGCCATCTCGGTGTCGGTGTAGGCCATCGTCGGCTTCTCAAGGTTGCGGACCTTGTTGGCTAATTCTTCGATGCCGGTGACCGTGCCACCAGGGGAAGAGACTTGCAGGGCGATACGCGTCACGTCGGGGTTCATGGCGAACGCGTCGATAGCGGCAGAGAGTTCATCCACGTCAGCGGCGCCCATCATCTTCTCGAGAGGGGTCAGTCCTTTGCCAATCACACCATAGACCGGCACGACGCCGACACCATCAGCGGTGACGTAGGGCTTAGGGGACACACCGAAGAGCTGCGCAAGCATATCGGTGAAGCCGAACTTCTCAGCCAGGACGGCGTGGTCCTTGGCCTTAGCCGGGTCGATGAGGAGGGGCTCGCGGCCCGAGAGGCCATTAGTGAGGAAGCGCATAAAGTTAGGAGTTGGGTTCTTCGATGGCGGCAGGTTCGTCTTCGGCATCGACGGCTTCGACCGTACCGATCGGGGTGTTGGTCGGGCGGAACAGCAGCTCGAAGGGGATGCCGTACTGCTTGGCAAGGTCTTGGATGTGCACCATGTCAGCGGCGCGTTTGTTCATCTCGGTGCGGAAGTCTAGGCCGCGCTGGGCGTAGAGCTCAGACATGGACAGCAGGCCCATCTCCACGTCGGCACGGTCGTTGGCGGCTTCGCGTCCAGCGTCGACGGTGACAGACTTCGGGGTGGTCCACGACACTTCAGTCCACTTCGGGTCGTCTGGGATGTCGCCGGCGGCGATGCCCTGACCGATGATGTAGCCCCAAGTCGGGACGCAGAATTGTTCGATGACAATGGTCTGGTACTTGGCGAAGACGCGGCCAGCCTTGGCGGTGACGAGGCGCACGGTGGCGCCGCCTAGTTTGGAGGAGTCGCCGACGAACTCGTAAGGCAGGACGCCCTGAGCGATGTCGCGTTCAAGTGCCGCGAGGAAGCCGGTGAAGGTGCTGTTGGGGCGGTTGCTCTGGAAGGAGTTGAGGGACTCGCCCTGGTCGAGCACCAGAAGTTTGCCGCCCATCGTGTTGGCGATGGAAGTGTAGGAAGGAGTGTTCAGCGCGCCGAGTTCGTTGGCCGTGTCCTGATCGAGGACGCCGCCCTGCTTCTGAATCGTGCGAACCACGTCACCGTTGTCCTTCACGGCCTGCTTCTCGAGGGCGAGGATTTCCATCTCGTCTTGAATGGAGTTAATGCTCGATTGCAGGAGAGGGATGCCGCGGCACCCGCTGGCGTACTCATGGTCGACGACGTGCATCATGGACTGAGCGAGGATTTGGCGGTTGCTGCCGTCCGACTTGTAGACGTTGACCGCAGTGTATTCACCGTAGGGGCCGTAGACGATACCGTCGTGGATGCCAGGGATGACGACCGTCTCTTCGAGCGGGTCACCGACGCGGTGGGCTTCCATCAGCTGGAGTTTGGCTTCGCCCGTGGCGTTACGGACCTTGGCGGCGAACGAGTCACCGTCACGGATCATGCCGCGGAGAAGGATGGCCTGACAGTTGTAGAAAGAAAAGCGGTTCGTGATGTCGATGCGCTTGCCCTTCTCAGCGAAGTAAGCCTCGTAGATTTCCTGCATCTCAGGGGTGCTGGCGTGGCTCTGGGCCTTGATGCCGTCGCCCACGGAGTAGAGCACCATGTCATTCAGAATCTGTTTAAACAGGCCACTGTTCCGCTCCGCCCATCGGCACTTGCGGATCATGGTCATACGGTTCCACGGCGTCAGGTCTTGGCGTAGGTCGCCCGGTGCTTGGCCGAAGATGGCACGGCGAGCGTTCGAGAACATCGTGCTCTGCCAGCCGGAGTAGCTGCCACCAAAGCCGCTGCCAGTGCCAGTGTCCATGACGGCGGCCTGTGGCTTGAGCGCAGGCGCAACAGCCGCGGCCTTGAGGACGGGCTTGCGAAGGCTGACAGTGGGGGCTTTGGTCTTGCGGGGGGCCATAGATTAGTCGCGGCGCGTAGACCAGGAGGTCGAGATGACCGTGGTGCGCGTGCCGTAAGTCTGAGGGTCGAGGCGGCTCAGGGCGAACATGGCCTCGGATAGCATCTCCTTGGGGGGCATAGCGAACTGCTTGGAGGCCGAAGAGCCAGAATCCGAATAGGACATCAGGGTCTTGCCTTCAGTGATTAGGGCAACGGCCTTTGCTTTGATATCGAGCAATTCACATTCGGTCAGGCCGATGAATAGTCCAGTGGAAGCCATTTGTTATTGCCCAGATTGGAACGAAGAGGGGGGTGCGCCGACCAGCCCACGCCACAAGCTTCTTCCTTCTTGCAACACCGAACGGCGCACCCTTGCAGATAAGGTGCTCATGTTCCGCTCTGAGGCAAGTCGGTTTCGGTCGTTTCTCTGCCGGCGATGCCCCAGCGGACGGCGGCGAGGAGGGCGAGGATTTCACAGTCGAGGGCGTGGTTGTCCTTCTTGCCCTGGGGAAGTATCCAGTGGGCCTTGCCTGTACGGCGGTCTTTGACGCGTACTTCGGAGTTCAGCTGCGAGACGTACTCAGGGTCGGCGTCTAGGGCGTAGGTCCAGACCTTGCGGGCCCTTAGGCCGTGCAGAAGGTCTTTGCCGGCGAGGTTGGAGTGCGAGACGAGGATGGCCCGTTGAGGGATGCCAGGGACGACGATGGCCTGCTTCTCGGAGTAGTAGCGCCTGCTCGTCTTGCCGTCCCGATCGGTGACCGCGAAGTCCTCGGAGCCCGACCCCTTGGCCGTCTTCCAATTCCGCTTGGCGCACTCGCGGTAGACTTCGGTCGTGCTGTCACCCGAGTCGACGAAGACCATAGCCGGGTGGACTGCGTACTGTTTAGCGTACGCCTCGATGTCGCCCCATGACTCGATGCGGGCAAAGGCCAGCAGCCGACTGTGCCCGGTCTTAGCCCAGCGCCGAACGACTACCCAGAAGTGACCGCGCTGAACGTCGACGCCCATTGTGCGGAAGGCGATGCTCCCTTGCGGTGCGTCCGTCTGCTCGATGACCCGGCCCTTCGGCGAGATCATGGCCTCGGCGTCCCATGCGTCGCCCATCTTGTAGTTCGCAGACTCGGCGGTGCTCACCATCTCGCCACCCTCTTCTGACCAGGGCATGGCCAGCCGCTTCTGCTTGAATTGCATCCGGGCGTTGTCGTCGCCGTACTGGTCGACCGACTCCTTGGCCTTGAGCATCAGCACGCCGAGCTCGCCCCAGCTCATCGTCGCAAGGGCGTTCCAGTGCAGGCCGATGTGCCCGGCGTTGACCGATGCGGCGGTGGCGATGAAGGTTCCGCGGGCGTTGGCTTCAATGCGCGTGGCGTTGGTGTCAGGGAGCAAGGTGCGGCAGGACGCACACTCGTAGGTCGTGCCAGCGTTGACCTTGTGCAAGTCCCACGACCCGCTGACCTTGGCGTCCTCGGGAAATCTGATCTGCTCCCACACCCAGGGCTGAAGGTGGTCGCACTTGGGGCAGCGCATATTCCAGTCACGCTGATCGGTCGTCTCGTGCAGCTGATGAAACTCCTGACCCGCCTTGCCGCCCTGCGACATGAAGATGCGTTTGCCCATCCAGCCAAAGGCCGTGACGCGCGCGCTCAGTTCGGCCAAGTGACCGGGCGGGCTCATCCAGCACTCGTCGGCAATTGTGTAGCGTAGCGACAGCCGCTGAAGGTTCGCCTCGTTCCAGATGCCGCGACAGTAAAGCGTCATGCGGTCGAAGTCGGTCGTCGTCGAGCGGTCCATGTCGTCGAGCGAGATGCGGGCTTTCACCGGCGGACAGTTGGCCCACACCGGGCGGAGGTAACGCAGGGCGAAGTCCTTGGCCTCGGGGTCCGTAGCCTGGAGCACCATCGTCGGACCGGGAGCGTTGGCGATGATGTGGCAAGTGAACAGACGAGCGAACAGAGATTTGCCCGACTGGATGCTGGCAAGGATGGTCAGCAGTTTGGTCTCGGGGTCGGCGGCAATCCGCAGCGCTTCCGCAATCCACGGCGTCCGCTCAGATCGGAACGGCCCGGGCATCGGGGAGTCAGGGATGGCGTGCACGTTGTCCTCCAGCCAGTCGACGATGTCGCCCGAGTCCGATGGCTTGAGCACGTCCCGCCCGATGCGGAGCAGGTCACTCTTGTTCATCTTTAGAAAGTTCAGAGCGCACTTGTCTGGCCCAGGCCTCTAGGGCCTTGACTGCTTTTGCAGGGTTTTCTGGGTTGCAAGCCTCGGCTGTTTCAAGGGCTAGTTTATCCAGTCGATTGACAAAGTTGCCGGTTATTTCACGCATGGCCTCGCCGGCTTCAATGGCAGGAATAAACTCTCGGCCCATGACGGCGATGCGGTCAAGCTCGGCCTTGAGTTTCGTCAGGGTGTTAACTGTCTTGTCGTAAGAGGCGTAGAGCTTCGACTGCGCCGGCGATCCTTCGCGGACCGCTTTGATGTATTGGTTTCTGGAAAGTTGTACGAGGAGGCGCTGCCTTTCGACAATAGACTCAAAGGTCTCTAGCACGCCTTGCTTTTGTGGTGCCTGCTGGGCGGCCTCTTGCCCTGGCTCGTTAGATGGGCTGTATCCTTCAGCCGGGTTGCCGTTTAGGCCAATCCTTTCAGCCCTCCACTTCTCAGCGGCCTCGACGCTATCCAATGGCATC